GTCTGCAGTACCCCCGGCGTTAGAAATGTTGAGAAGCTCTGCGAACAAATCAGTGTCAACTTGCTTAGCAAGCGCATAACCTGCGTCATCAGTGTAGAAACGGCGGAGTGAATCCAACGCTTGTACTTCAGTGATGTCTTCGATTAAACGAGAGTATTCGTAGTGCTTGTCTACTGTGACAACAACTTCGTTGTTTGCAGTCTGCTGAATAGTTACAGTATCTGCCGCCGCTTTAAGAGCCGCAGTGCCACGATCAGGCTTAGGAATATGAAGAGTGTCACCCTTCTTACCTGTCATAGGCATTTTGTTGATCAGATTTGCAAGAACCAAGTTTTGCTTATACGCCGCTATAATCTCATCGGACCATAGGTCAGGAATAAACTTGTCAGCATTAACTTTAGTAACGGTGTTACCGGTGGTAGGGGTTAAGTTAGCCATTGTAAATGTCTCCTATAATAGCTATTTTACTCGACCCTCAGCGTAGGCTTGTCGGATTTCCGGGGCAAGCTCTTGATACCTGTTAGGGTCTGTTTGCATAAGTTTAATAATATCAGCACGACGATAGACCTTACGGCTTGATCTCTCTGATGACCCCTTTGCGTTTCCAGTAGAAGCGGCTTTAAGTTGGCGTTTACGATCAGCCTCTTGCATCTCGCTTGTTTCTTTTACAATGTTTTGACGTTCTTTCCACGTAGTGAGAAGTTCATCAGCGGCATCATAATCAAACAATTGATCTGCACGTTGAAACAGTTCAGTACGAACTTTAGATTTGGTTATCCACTCTGCAAACTTAGTATCCTGAATCACTGTTGCAAAATCAGGATGAGCTACTTGCAAGCGTGCTAACGCATCTTGTTGTTTCATTGATGCTGAGAGTTGTTCTGCTTCCTTAATCTTAGGATGTTTAGCAACTGCTCGTTCAATCGCCTTCTCAGGGTTTTCAAAGAAATCAATTTCTTCGTCTTCTTCTTGTGGGCGTTTGGCTTCTTCTAGTTTAGTCTTTACGAACTCGTCAACTACTTTACGTAATTCACCTACTTCAGAACTTTGTCGGCCTAAAAGTTTTTCAGCTTCCTGATGCATCTGAACAATATCTTGAATAGACTTGCCCTGATACTTCTCTGGAACTTCTTCTCTTTCTTCCGCCTCCTGAATTTCTTCAGGTTCTGCAGGTTGCTCCTCTGGAGCCTGCTCTTCGTCTTCTAGTGGGATAAACTCTTCGTCTTCGTTTAACTCTTCGGGACTAGGTTGAATAAATTGTGCCATATTTTTAAACTCCGTGGCAAATCGCCATTATGGATATGTTATCTATTAGCGGCTCTCTCGTGATCCTTAGCCCACCTATCGTCTTTATCAGGCCAACCGTGACCTACGAAATGTGTTCGGACTGGAGAAATTATCCGCTGTGATGTTTCACCGCAATCGCGGCAAGTCATGAAGTTGTCATTGGCATTACACCAATGTTCTTCAATCTGGTTGCACTCAGTGCATTTAAAGTCGTAACGCCGAATCATTACTCAGCCTCACGTTCTTTAATTAAATCGTAACTTAGTCGCACGCCGCCTTCAAACTGTGTGATTCTTTTGAGGGCAGAACGTTCGCCTTTAATATAGTGGAGTTGACTTTCGTCTCTGATGTCTTCAATACGTTGACCATCAATAATTTCTTGAATTTCAGATATAAATTCTTGCCAACCATCGGTAACAAATAAATCAAAATAGTTATCGTAATACTTTTCTTCTGCAGGACTCAAAGAGTTTCTCCTTATGTATGCAAATATTATACCACAAAATTACTCATTTGTCAAGTCTTTTCTTGACTTCTTGCTTTAGGTGTGGTTTTATTTGCAGTCCCCTGCTCTAAAGTTTTAATCCTATCATCGAGTTTTTTCAAGATACTATTTACTTGTTCAATAATTTCTTGGAACTCTTTCTTAGTTACTACCATCAAATTGCCTCATTTGTTTCTCTACAATTTCTTCTTTGCTAGCGATCTCTCGCTCTTTAAGCACTAGCTCAGCTAACTTTGCTCTGCGCTCAAATTCTTTATCCCCTTGATCATCTGCTCCTGCTTTAATCTGAACAGCAATACGACGAGTCTCAGCATCAAGCGGAAGCATTTGAGTTTCAACTTCATTCTGTTTAACTCGCGTCATAATCTCTGATGTCTGAGCTTGAATGTTCTTAAGGGTCTCTTGCTTCTGAGCCATATCCATTTGCATAAGCATTTGCTGTTGCTCTTGCACTTGTGGGTTAGGTTGATTTGCTTGACGTAAACCTTCAATGATTTGCTCACGGTTTGCAAGGTTCATATTATCCACAATAGACTCAATCAACATTGGGTACATAGGAGACTCAGGCGACATTGTTTGTAACAACTGAACCAACTGAGTGACCTCGTACTCACGAGCAATAATACCAAGAGAACTACTTGCAACAAACTTAAAGTCTTTTACAGGATACAACTCAGGGTTAAACTGCATATATCGATGCGCGGCTTTCTGAACAAACGGAAGTAGGAATGAATCTTGGAAATTAATCAATGTACGCTTGTGACGCTTAATGATAGCACCAAGGGACATTGAAATGCCTGCGGCTGTTGCGTCTCCATTGATAGATCCTGGAATTCCTGCGGCATCAATTGCACCTGTTGCCATCTGAACCATCTGCTGTAGTGACGCAGATTGATTAAAGGTATTAGGATCTAACCGCCCAAAGTTAAATGGCTGTAAGATCTCAGCAGGGTTGCCGTTAGTCAAGATAGCTTTACCCGGACGCACTTCCATCTTAGCACCACGAGGCATACGAGAAGCGTCCACAGCCATCATTGGATGTACAGTTAATGCCAAGGCATCAATACGTGCGCGTAGTTCGGTGTCAAGAGCTTTCTGTGCGTTGTATCCTTTCTCACAAACACCACGTCCCCAGAAACGAGAAGGTACAATATCCCAAGGGAATGCAACCACAGGACGATCCTGCATCATGTAAGGATTTGCTTCGATCTTTAAAAGTGTTCCACCATTTGCAATCACAACAATTGCTTCTACATATGGTGTATAGTCTTCTAGTTCTTCTTCGGTAGGCTTGTCTTCATCCTCTCCATACAAAGCAGATTCAAACAGATCACGAGGGACAAGTCCATAGTACTTAGTTAATCGAACTTTATCATCACTGTAAACAGTTAAGTCTTGGTCTGGTTCCAGATCAGAATCAGGTGCAGAGCTATCAACAGCTTCATCACGATAGATTCCTTTCTGCTGAGCAGTTTCGATTTGATGTAATGGTACAAACTCATCAATCGCAACACCAAGTGCTTCTTCAATTGAGGTAGCAACAGGGTCAATCAAAAAGTTCTGTGGCATAATAGGACGTAGCTTAACAACAGTCCGTGGAGATTCCATTACCCCTACCGCCGTCATCTCACCATCCATAATCGGTTGAGTAGCAGGACGGAACTCTGTAACCTCTTCAAGGATTAATTCACCAATACCTGTACCAAACACAGCAGAGTTAATTAAACACTCTGCAATTGCTTTACGCGCTCCGACAAAGTGCATGTCTTCAGTTAACTGCGTGCGTAGAAGTTGCATGTCTTGTGGTTGCTCATCAGCAAAGTCATCTTTGATGTCAAACCATTTTCCGCGACCGAATGTAGCTTCTTCAACTTCTGCAACACTAGACTCTACCGCCTGCTGTAACGCAGGAGAAATAATGCGTGAACGTTCTGATGCTCGCATTGAATCTTCTTCAGCCCAGATACCCCGCCAAAGACGATAGTACTCATCAAACTTTTCTTGGTAGTTTGATTCAAAGTGGTCACGCCACTGGTTACATTTACTGATTACCCATCCTTCCAGTGATGTAGGGTCTTCTTGATTATGATCATAGTCCATGTTAATATCCTGATACCGGGTCTAAAATTTCAAACTCATCTTCTTCGTAGTCATAGTAATAAACTACTTTTGCTAACTGGTCAATGTAGGCCAGTGCGTCTACTAAGTCATCATGCACAAGTGCGTTAGGAAACTGAAACAGTTCATCTAAAAAGTTTGCATTCCATTCACCTTTGTTTAAAGTAATCTGCCTATGTTCAAAACGTCCTTGCAATCCCCACACAACACGGTCAGTTTTTTTCTTGTTCCCGTGGGTCAACTCCTCCACACGAAAGAATCTCTGAGAGGATTTCATAATGTCCGTTAAGTAAGGAAGTACCGCATTCTTTAATGCTCCTTTTTCGATACCCACTGCTACTGGTTGATAGTGTGCGACAGCATCGAATATCTTCTTGGCGGTCTTCTTGATATCCCATCGTCCATGTATAATATCCGCTACCCACCAACCCTGCTCACTTACTTTAACAACTGCAATAGCTGTTTGGTCAAGTTTCTTATTCTTACTTTTACTTGCCGATTCAACATCAGCAAAACCTGCAAGGTCAACTGCAATGTAATAATCACCATCGTCAGGCTCTTCATTATCAAACTGTATCCACTCCTCTTTAAATATTTCGGAGCCAGATGCTTCAAACGATGCAAGAAACTCTTGTCTGAATGCGTAGCTTGACATTGATTTTTTAGCGACATCAATCTCGTCTGGATCGAGTAACGGATTGTCATAAGACGTAAAATGCCACGACCGATAAGTTGGATCATCGTCTAGTTCTCCGTATTGAAACAACTCATAGAAGTGGTTACGTCCCATAGGCGTACCAATAAACATGGCCTCACCTTTTTGGTCAGCAAGTGCAGGACGTAAGATTTGTTCCCACACACTAGGCTTCATGTCAGCATACTCATCCATCACAAGGAACTTCAGGGATACGCCTCGCATTGTTTCAGGACGGTCAGCACCTTTTAGTGAAATCGTACAACCGTTAATGAGAGTGATTTGCAAGTTGTTAATGTGTGATGATTTGATTACTGGATGCGCTAGCTCTAGCAACGTAGACCACATAATGTCTCGTGCCTGTCCCTGCGTGGGCGCAACATAAAACACTTGGCCCTTCTCAGTTTGCAATGCATTGATGATCAACATCCACGCCGCAAGTCGAGACTTACCTGTTCGTCGCCCTGCCGCTACAATCTTAAAACGTGTTGGATCGCCAAAGACTTCTTGTTGCCAAGGAAGCAACTCAACATTAAGCTCCAATGTCACCTCGGAACAATTCTTGATCGCCGGCAATTAGTTCTTCAGCATCGACGACTTCTTCTGCAGGTAGTACTGTTGGAATACGAATACGTTGACCAATACGAATTCTGTTTGGATTTGCAATCTCGTTAAAAGAAATCAAGTCGTCAACCGACACACCTTCTTCTTTTGCAATCTTACTTAAGGTATCGCCCTTCTTTATTTTACGACCAATAAGATCTTTCTCTTCACCTAGATAAATCTCAACAGTATTTCCTACTGTATCTCCTTCATCTTCAGTTAAAGTTTTTCCAAGAACACGGCGAGCCTTTGAGTAAAGGTCATCCCCCTTGTTAGAAGAAGAACCAGAGAAGTTATACTTGTCCGTAAAGTAGACCTTACCATCTTCAATCTTCAAGCTACCACGTCCTACAGAAAATGCAGCTTGCGCTTGTGGAAACGCCATCTTTTCAACAAAGTCTGAACGGGCTTTATCAGAACGTACCAGATCACCAATCCTCGTACCGTCAGGTAGATCATCATAGTCCTCGTAGTCCGTACCCATGCGTCCGTCTTCTAAGGCGCGTATCGAGGCTTTACGAATCTCTGAGACTACTTCTTCTGGGAAGTTCTCGTTGGTTTGTTTG